ACCAAATCACCAAAAGAAGGGTCAAGCATCCAACGGTCAAACACCACCAGACCTTTAAACCTTCCCTTGCCGATTGCATTTATATTTAATGGCTTTTCGTAATCAGCTCCTTCCGTCAATATGACCGCAATAGCGCCACCATACAATCTTGCCCATTTAATGGTATTGGCCAATTCATGCCAGATATTCAAATCGGTAAAGGTAGACTGAATCAGTTTTACATCTTCCGGCGGCAACTTTGAATTAATGGTTGCTCCTTCTCTGGTCATGTCTTCAGCAACCGTATCTACTACCTGACCGACCAGCCATGAACTTCTGTATGCCGCTTCAAGAGCAATACGATTTCTGGTTACAAAAGGTGATAATGAATATTGGCTGTAGCTTTGAAGGTTCTGCGTATTTGTCCCAAGCTTCGCCAAGAAGTTTGTAAATGAATCACCTGTGTTTAAATCAAAGGTCTGTTTTTTAGACATTTCTTGTCATTGCCTCAATCATTTTATCTGCAATCCTTTTTTTCCTTCATGGATTATTTTGTATTTAAATTCATAAAAAGGCATGGCTGTTATTTTACCAATAAAATCTTGAGTCGAATAATGGGCAAGATAAGCATCTCTTGCGGAATTTAAATCTCTAAATCCCAACATCACCTTATCTTCGTCGTACAAACCATCTGGTCTTAACTGGTGGATGATGTAAACATTTTCAGACTCCCAGTAATCACCAATAAAGCAATCAATCTCATCACCATCTTTTCCCATGGTGTTACAGATAAACCCATAAGGATAGTAAAATCTGACCTTCCACGGTTCGCCCTTCTTATTAACGCCTTCACGAACCGAGCCGACCTTTTGCTCTATCCTGATGTTTAATCCACGAAAATTGATTCTATGCATTATTCAGACTTTTCCTTCTTCTTTTTCTTTTCCTTTCCCATTACTTCTACAACCTCTGGCGGATTTGCCGTAAAGGAAACCTCTACTTTATTTTCCTTCTGTCCATTACCGACAGTCACAATAGTAGACTCGGTAATGGTAACAGTTCTACGAACACCCTTTTTAGGCCGGTTCTTTCTTTCAGCAATGGCGGTTTTGCTCTTCAATACGCTTTTTCTTAACGGTTGTCTTGTCGATGCCATAATTTTATTTCTTCTCCTTCTGAATTAATCCGTCCCGGTGATGAGGAGGAGAATATAGGCTGTAAAGCTTCAATGGCTTATTGGAGTCGTTGATGATGTTATGGACTCTTCCTGATTTGATCAGGATAGAAGAACCATCTTTTATATTTATCTCCCTACCATCCACAATTGCCTTTCCTTTCCCCTCCTCAATCCGGAAAAATTGATCTGTTGTCGGGTGAACCTCTTCACCAATATCTTCTCCCGGCTTTATACACATTACCACCAACTGCATCCTTTCTGCTGTAAATAATACCTTGCGAAAGTAATTATTTGCCTTTGTCTCTTTTTCTATATCTCTGATGTCATGCGTTTCATCAGGATCAAGAGTGTCAAAAGTGCCACCAGCTTTCTTCAACACTTCCTCGGCATCTTTCTTTTCCCAATACTTATCAATCTGCCTCTTTACATCATCAAGTAATCCTTCATACTGTTCTGTTTCCTTAATAGCGGTAAATTTAGCAGGACCTTTCCCAGATTTATACAACTGAAAGCCTTTATAAATCTGGTCAACAGTTCTGCCATCCTTCATTATGATTCTGCCATTAACGATGTCTCTGATGTCCTGTGTTAACATTTCATCTTCTCTCCTTTACGGAATTAATTGTGCCAGAAAATCGGTCTGAATCATCTTCTCTGTTCTGCCTATAATAACTTTCTGACTGCTTGCTGAAGTCGCTTTCCTGATTATTCCCGTCTTGTCTATATCAACCGTGCTTAAAACAATCACCGGTATATTTACTCTTCCCGGCTTCAAAGGATATTGTCCCGGTTTTAAATGACTCATAACATCCTTCCCATTTCACAGCTCATTAGACCTGCCTCAACATGAGTAGCTGCAATAAAATGTTCTTTACAGAAAAAATAACCGCAAGCTTTCTTGTTACATCTTTTCCCGCTGGGCAATATCCAGGTGCATTGCCGACCGGATTTGTATTTCTTTCTTGGAGAACTATATTCGCCCTTTACCCAATTACTGCTCATTTATCTCCCCACCACGGCAATCCAATCAATTCCGGTTCCACGAATCAGGTCTTCCAGACTATAACGAATAGCATCAATACAGTGGTCAAATCCATCAGCTAATACCGGCAACACATCTTCTGTCTTCTTATCCACCTTGTACGAATAATGTTCAAACTCGTCTTTGGTATGGATACATCTTTTATGAATATGAATCTTCTCAAACTTACGCATGAACTCCAATCCGTCTCTGACAAATCCTGCTTTGCTTGTTGCGGTCTTTACACAGCCCACTATCGGAAACCCCTTCTTCCTCATAAAAGAAATGGTTTCTGGTCTAGAATTGTCGGCAACGATCTTGGTAAATCTGCTTCCCGGGATCGAATCAAACAATTGTGGTAACTCTTCTAACTCCACACCCACCCCATAGGCTTCGTAATCAATAAACAAATCATTGCCGACAATATAGTTGCGGATCAGTGTTGTGGCATCGTTGCTGAATCCCCAATCCGCTCCCATTCTGAATTTTACTTTCTGTGGAGCTTCAAATTCCTCAACAATAAATTTATTCTTGAATACTAATGCGTCGCTAATATGATGTGGATTACCCTCCCATATGTGCATGTAAGCATCGTAATCAACTCGTTTACAATGCTCCATTTCCTTACGTAAAGTATTTGGGAAGAATGGGTTGTCTTTATAGGTAAGAAGTTTTGATACACAATCATCAGGCTTGTTAACCACAAATCGTTGGTAAGTGGGATCAGTCTTTGCCCCGGTATTCCAGCTTAACCAGATTTCCGATTCATCTTTTCTTATGGTTGGTATCAGGAATCGCCAACTTTCCTCAGAAGCATTCTGTGCCTCTTCCAGCCAAGCAATGTCGATTCCTTCAATAGACTTTATTTCCAATGGATGCTGTAATCCTTTGAAAATAAACTCCGAACCGATGTTACTGGTAATCTCTGTCTTGGTAATATTGTAATAAGGAGTGAGATTTAACAATTCTATTTGATCTGATAAAATTTTATGAACTGAATCTTTGATGCTGTTTTGATATTCTCTTGTGCAAAGAATTCTTTTCTTTTGGTAAGAGGCCAATGCCACCAACACTCTTGCGAATGACCACGATCTTCCCGCTCCTCTTCCGCCGTATGCCGATTTATACCGATGCGGTTCCAATAAGAATTGAAAAGCTTTGGGAATGTCTAACTGGACTTCACCGGTCATTCCTCGTCTTCTCCTACGAAATTAAATACCACCTTTGTGGGCACAGCTGGCATTAAATCTTTTCCTTCTGCTCCTGTCAACTGAACTCTATCCGAATACTTTTTTGGAAGTAAATGTGCCGCCAACCACTTCCTGCTGTCTATCTGGATAGTTTTCGATCGTAGACAATCTTCATTTATAATTTTTACAGAAGTTCTCTTGCCATTTTTGTCTATTGTCTCTTTGATATAGTAGTCTTCAGATTTGTTATCAGAAATTGAAAGAATCTGGTCGGCTAAAACTTCCGCTTGAATTTCACGTGCCTCTGTGTAAGATTTAAGAAATTCCTCTCTAAAACTATTACTATTTCTGCTTAGCCAAGAAAAAACTGTTGGAATAGAAGGAACTTTTTCCTCTTTACAGATATCCACAATCGATCTTCCAATCATCAATTGTTTACAAATATATTCGGCTATTTCTGTAGAGTATTTCTGTGGTCTTCCTGGGCTTGGTATTTTTCTTTTTCTGTTAGGATTTCTTTTAAGAACGGTCATTTTTGTCTCCACAAACTATTTTCTGCCCCTTTTCTATATAAAGGAAAAAATGTGTTGTGCAAAATGTGGTTCTGGGAATTATTTTTTGATTATTTTTTTGCTGTTGAAAAATATTTTCATTTTTTTAAAAAAAAGACTTTACTTTTTCAAAAAAAAGAGGTATAATAAAGGAAAGTTGAAAAATATTTTCATTTTTTTAAAAAAAAGACTTTACTTTTTCAAAAAAAAGAAGTATAATAAAGGAAAAGCTGTTGAAAAATATTTTCATTTTTTTTAAAAAAAAGACTT